CAGCCTACTCCAGATCCAAGAGCAGCAGAATGGGCACAAAGAAATGAATGGTTTGGTTCAGATCAAGTTATGACTGCAGCATCTTTAGCAATAGATGGTCAGTTAAAAGAAGAAGGTTTTAATCCTACAGATCCAGAGTATTATACTGAAATAGATCGTAGGATGCAAGAAACATTTCCTCATAAGTTTGCAGCAAATGCTGCTCCAGTTGAGGAAGTTCGCCAGCAGGTAGAAGCGTCAAAACCTGCTCAAGTGGTGGCTGGAGCATCTCGCAGCTCTCCAGGTTCTAGTAAGAAAGTTAAGCTATCAAAAGAAGATATTAGATTAGCTAACAAATGGAATATACCACTTGAACAGTATGCTCTTGAAAAACAAAAAGCTGATAAAGCTGAAGGAGAGTACACAACAGTAAATATGCAGCGTGGAGGAAATAAATAATGACACGAATTAATAGTACACGTAGTTCTAATTTAAGAGAACAAGAAACTAGAAAACAAGAAGCTAGAGAAGAAGTTGAATATACATTTGAAGAACAAGATGTAGTTCATATTCCCCAAGCAGTTAAAGATCGTTTTACCAGCGAAGGTATGACATTAGGATGGTTAAGAATGACACTTAAAGGTCAAGATGATGTCAAACATATAGGTAAGAAACTGCAAGAAGGCTGGCAATTTGTTGACTTGGCTGAAGTTCCTGAAATGAGTGCAACATCTTTCGTGAGAGATGAAGGTAGATACGCAGGGGTAGTCTGTCGTGCTGACGTAGGATTAGCAAAAATCCCAACTGCTAAATACGAAGCTAGAAGTAAGTTTTACAGAGATAAAAGTAAAGCCATGAATGATGCGATTAATTCGCAACTCATGGGTAATAATAACTCTCGTATGCCTATTTCTAATAACAGTAAATCTAAAGTAGTAACAGGAAGACAACCTAACTTTCAGGATTAATCCTTTTATTACTTATAATAAAGGAGAAAGAAAATGGCATCAGTAGACGCTTCTCGTGGTCTTGTACTAGCGAGAAAAAATGGTTCAGGTTCTAACTCTACTGGTATTGACACTATTGATTTGAATGTTTCCCCAAAGGTTGCATCAGCATTATTGCCTACAACAATGTTTACAGGAGATCCTATAGTCATTGATTCATTAGGTACAATAATTCCAAGTCCTGCTAACGTAACAGTTAAAACAGCAGGAGTATTCCAAGGAATTAGTTATGTAGACGCTTCAGGAAATCAAGAATTTAGTAGATACTGGACAGGAGGAACTACAGCCACAGATGTTAAGATCCATGTTTCAAGAGATCCAGATCAAACATACTTTATACAAGCAGATGCAACAGTAACTGCTTCAGCAGGTATGGGAGTTGGTGTATATAATGCACCTTGGATTCTAGCAACAGGATCAACTAAAACAGGTAATAGTGCCTATGTTTTAGATGCATCTGGTCCAACACAAGCAACAAGTCATATGAGAGTAATACGTAGAGCACCTTGGGATGAAGGTATTGGAGCATCAGCAGGTGTGACAGACGCATATCCTTGGTATGAAGTACGTATCAATTCACATATGGACAATTATATAACAACTACTGTTTCAACAGCTTAATTAGGAAAGGAATAATTAAATGGCTATAAATAGAGCAAGTATTGCCAAAGAGCTACTTCCTGGACTGAATGCAGTTTTTGGAATAGAATATGGCAGCGTGGAAGACGAACACAAACCATTATACGAAATAGAATCATCAGACAGAGCTTTTGAAGAAGAAGTACTCTTCACAGGTTTTGGTGCTGCACCTACTAAAGGTGAAGGTGCTGCTGTTGTTTATGATGATGCATCAGAAAGTTATACTTCAAGGTATACAAACGAAACTGTTGCATTAGCATTCGCAGTAACTGAAGAAGCTATGGAAGATAATCTATATGATACTTTTGCAAAATTAAGAGCAAAAGGATTAGCAAGAGCTATGGCAAGTACAAAACAGCAAAAAGCTGCTGACTTGTACAACAATGGCTTTACAACAAATCAAGGTGATGGTGTACCTATGTTTAGTGCAGCACACCCAGTAACAGGTACTGGTACAGTAACAAACATTACTACAGCAGCAGCTATAGCTGAAGGTACTATAGAAGCAGCGATCATTCAGATACAAAAAACTACTGATGATCGTGGTATTCTTGTAGGTGCTTCAGGTGTTTCATTACACGTACCAACAGACCTATTGTTTACAGCAGATCAATTATTAAATACTCCAGGTACAACTGGTGGAGCTAATAATGACATCAATGCTATTAGACATCTAGGTGTATTGCCTGATGGATTCTATGTGAACAGAAGATTTACAGATGTAAATGCTTGGTTCATTAAAACAGACGTACCTAATGGTACTAAAATGTTTAATAGAACTCCATTACAAACTAAAATGGAACCAGATTTCGATACTGGCAACTTACGTTTCAAAGCACGTGAAAGATATTCTTTTGGTGTTTCTGACTGGCGTGGTTGGTTTGGAAATCAAGGAGCCTAATTATAAATATTGGAGGAGAGTAGAGATATTCTCCTCCTCTATACTATAAGGAAAGATATATGTCTACAAATATAACTACAGCTTTTAAATCAGGTGATGGTGTTATTGTTTCTCCACAAGTTGTGAGTACTACAGATAATGCAGGAAATTCTATTGCTGTAACTTTACCTCATGTAACACGTGTTCTTGCTGTACATGCTTTTTCTACTGTCGCTGGTACATTTGATATAGGTGATAAAAATGGAAGTAAAATTAAATTTCAAGTTGCTGCAAGTGGAACACAAGATATTTATATGGGTGAAGTAGGAGTAAAGTGTGAAGGCACAGTAAGTGTAAGCACACCTGATGCAGGTGGTGTAACTCTAGTATTAGGATAATTATATGCCTAACTATTCATATTTAAAAACTGACATCATTAATACAATAGAAAATGATTCGTCAGAATTTGAAACTCAAATACCTTATTTTGTTGAAAAAGCAGAAGGTCGTCTAATAAAAGAATTAGATGATGTAGCTCTTGATACTTATGCATCAGTTGCTATATCAGCATCTAATCCTGTTGTTAGTTTACCTGATGGAGCTTTAGTAGTACGTAATGTAAATTATACAGCTAGTGCAACAAATATAAAAACAAATTTATTACAACGATCTTATGAGTATGCAATAGATTATTGGGGATTTGTAAGTGCATCTACAGGTACTCCAAGATACTATGCAAGAAAAACTAATTCACAAATTTATATTGTACCTACTCCAGCATCTACAGTTGCAGGTGAAATACAATATACAAAACGACCACTAGGTTTAGCAAGTGCTACAGGTACAAGTGCAACAACATCTAACTACTTTAGTGAAAGTTGTTACAATGCTTTATTTGCAGCATGTATGATAGAAGCAAATTATTTTATAAAAGATTTTCAAGTCCTTCAAGCATGGGAAGGTAAGTACAAAAATTCAATAGATGCTCTTCGTAATCAAGCAAGACGTACTAGACAAGATGATATGCAATCAGCTAATAGTCCTACAGGTGGACCTAATACAGTTATTCAAGGAGCTAATTAATGCCAATTAGCAGAACTAATATTAAACAACAAGTAACTAAACCAAATAAAAAGAAAAAGAAAATTAAAAGGAGAAAGTAATGCCTACTTATAATAACGACAAAATAATAGGTGCACAAGGTAGAGTAGCTATTAATAAAAAATTAAGTGACATCAATGGTGTTCCTACAGGACAAGGATATGGAGCAGCACGTAAAGGACCACAAGTAAAAGGACCTATTGAAGCTGTATCTGATGCTGACTATCCTCAAGGAGAATCATTTGAAATGAGTACAAAACCAGTTTCAAATCTTGGAGTAAAGTAATGATAGGATTAATTACAAAATTAACAAAAGAAGGAATAAAAATAATGGCAGCACCACTAATTTCAAAAGGATTTCAAGCATTAGCTAATATATTAAAAGTTGCTCCTAAAAAAACTGTTAAAAAAGGTAAAGGTAAATCAGGAGATGTAGTAGAGTATATTCTTACTGATAAACAAAAAGATTCTTTAAAAAGTAAAGCTAAAAGCATTATGGGAAAATCTAAAGCAAAAGCAGCTTTAAATGCTAGACAAAAAAAATTATTAAATGCAGCTAATAAATTAGGTAATAGT